TCCTGCCCTCCGGGTAGACCCGGGTCTTCGTCCCGTCGGCGTTCTCCAGCTTGCGGTCGTTGGTGATGATCCGCGAGGGCAGCTTCTTGCTGGCCAGGTACGCCGAGAGCGACTCCTGCCCGATCGGCTGGTTCGGGAACCGCACCTGCAGGGCCGCGACCATGAGGTTGTAGACCGCGCTGGTCGTCAGGATCGCGCCGCCGTTGTCGCCGCTGGAGTCCAAGAACTGCTCGTTGGCGGCGGTGAGCCCGTCGAAGACGGCACCCGGCTGGGTCGGGTCCCAGGGGGTGTTGGCGTGGATCTTGTTGTCGGACGGGATCTCGTAGTCCACGTCCTGGGTGGCGCCGTCCTCGGTCTCGAGCACGATCGTCCCGGTCGAGAGCACCTGTCCGCGCATGAGCTCGAACGTGTTCTCGGTGGTGGCCGCGCAGAGCGCGCCGCCCTGGGCGACCCAGGTGGCGTAGTCGACCTGGAGCCCGGCGAGCTGCTGGGCCAGGATCATCTCCTGGGTGAGGTCGAGCTCGGAGAAGTCGACGATCGGGGTGATCGCCGGCAGGTCGCCGCGGACCTCGATCACGCCGGGCCGGCGGATCGGGATGGCGGGGGCGTCGATCGCGCGGATCGGCACCGTCTGGTCCAGCCGCTTGCGGCGGCCCAGGCGGTAGGAGACCGCCTGCTTGGCCACGTTGGGCAGGAACACGGCGAGGCTGTTCCGGGCGTCCCTGACCTGGCGCGCGGCCAGGATGTAGGGCTTGAGGTCCGGGACGAGCTCGACGAACGCGTAGTTCGGGGTGTCAGCCATGATGGTTGGTCCTTCCCGGCTCAGTTGATGTAGGCGACGGCGGTCAGCTGCGCCTCGGCGCTGCTGTCGTGGTCGCCGGAGGGCAGGTAGCGGCGGTCGACCGTGCCGGCGTGCACGACGGCGACCAGGTACTTGCGGCCGGGCTTGATCCGCATCCGGTTGCGCAGGTGGCCCTCCGTCTTGCCGGAGCCGGACGGGGAGTCGGTGGCCGAGCCGCCAGCGGTGCCGGTGGCGACCACCACGGTGCCCGTGCCGCCGGTCGGGGTCGTGGTCATCGCGGCCACGTTGGTGTTCGCGAGGTCGCCCACGAACTTCACCGAGAAGGCACCGCTGGCCAGCGGGCCGCCGGTGACCTCGACGTTGCCCTCGCCGATGGTCGAGAGCGCCTCGAGGGCGGCCTGGACCTGGGCGGCGGTGGCGTCGTCGTCGAGGGAGGCCGTGGTCTGGCCGCCGAAGGTGATCGTGAACGAGGTCAGGCCGGAGCCGCCCTCGGTCAGGGTCTGGATCTCCTCGGTGGTGGCGTTGTACGGGCCACCGAGCTCGCTGACGTGCGTGCCGGAGGGGATGAGGATGCCGGCGGCGTCGCTGGTGAACAGGTCGCCGTCGATGGTGACCCCGTGGGTCTCCGCGCGCAGCGCGTCGCGAAGCCAGCGGGTGTCGTCGTTGCCGTACTCGGTGCGCTCGGGCGCGAAGCTGGACACGATCGATCTCCTTCATGGGTCTGGTGTCCGGATGGGTTCTCCGGCCCGTGGCGTCGCGCCTACGTCCGGCACCACCTCGCCGGCACGGCCGGCGGTGGGTGGGTGGTCTGGGGTGGGTCAGGAAGCGGCGGGCGGTCGGATGCCGGCCGCGCTCTGCATCTGGCCGAGGATCGTCTGCACGCGGGTCTCCAGTGGGATGTTCCCCTCGCCGGCGCCGGCGCCGAAGCCGGGCTGGGCGTAGAGGCGGCCGTCGGGGGTCTTGCCCAGGTGCGGCTTGGCCGTGAGCAGCGCCTCGAGGGCGGTCTTGATCTTCGCCGCGTCCGGCCCGCCGTTGCCGTCGGTCACCGTGGTGAGGTCGATGCCGACCACGGCGTCCGAGGTGTCCTGGAAGGTCTCCTTGGCCGCTGCGATGACGGCGCTCTGGATGCGGCCCACCGCTTCGGCGGCGTCGCGTGCCTCTTCGCGCTCCTGGAACGGCTTGACGGCGGCCTCGACGGCCCGCTTCACGATGTCCTCGACGTCGGGGGCATCGCCGGCCGCGGGAGCGGGTGCCGCGGGCTCGGCCGGCTTCGGCGGGGCGGGCTTGGGCGGGGCCGGCTTCGCGGCCTTGACCGCCTTCAGGTCGTTCTCGGCCTTCACCCGCGCCTCGCGCTCGCGCACGATCGCGGTCTTGCCCGGGTCGCCGAGCGCGTCCCACTCATCCTTCGAGACGCCCTCGGGCGGATCGGTCGGGATGACGGGCTCGGGCGGAGCAGCGGACATGAAGAAGTCGCCGTGGCCGAACCGGAGCCGGGCGCTGGTGACGATCTCGTCGACCTTCGCCTGCACGTCGGCGGGGACGAGGAACGGGTTCGTGTGGGTGGTGCTGCGGGACATCGCGTCCTCCTGGTCGTGACGCCATGTGCGCGGCGTCTGCGCCTTCCTCGTCCGTCGCGGGCGAGAAGTCTTGAGGTGTGGGCCGAACGGTGCTCAGGCCGCGGGGAGGTAGCCGTTGAGCTGCAGCAGTCGCACGGCGTCGGCGTCGCTGTCGGCGATGCGGTAGATCGCCCCCGGGGTGAGCCGCACCCGTCGGGAGGGGTTCCGCTTGCGCCACGCCGACCGTCGCGTCGTGCCGTACCGGGTGACCCGGATCCTGCGGCCGAAGAGCTCCTGGGTGGAGGTCTGCATCCCCGAGTTCGCGTTGACCACCTGGACGATGTCCGCGCCGGCGTCGATCGCCTTCCGCTGCGCATCGGTCAGGTCCCGGATCTGGCCGGCGGCGTACGCCTCGGCTGGCGAGGACACCAGTCCGGCTTCGTTCGCCTCGCCCCACGAGTCGGCGGGCCAGTGCACGCAATCGCAGGTCGGAGGGTGACGGTCGAAGGCCTCGAGCTGACGGTAGATCCGGCCGGCCAGGACCACGCACCGCTGACAGGACGGTGGGACCAGCATCCGCACGTAGCGGTCGTGGGTCTTCGAGGCGACGAGCTCGGCCTGGAAGGCGTCCCGGCCCGCGTCCTTCACCATCCCGCTGACGACCCGGGCGGCGGCCTCTTCGAGCCGTTGGCGGTCCGCCGGCTTCCACCACGCGTCGGGTAGCGCCTCGGCGGGCGCCGGCACCAGGTAGTCGAGGGCCGCGACCAGCGGCTCGGAGACCGGGAACCCCGCCGAGGAGACGCCCGCGAACATCTCGGGCCGGACCAGCGCCTCAGTCAGGATCGCAGCCGCCAGCGTCCGGACCGCTGCGGTGGCGGCCGCCAGCTGGTAGGCCGCGAGCAGCTGCAGCACCTCAGCCCAGGGCGCCTTCCTGGCGATCAGCGCGGCGACCGCGACGCCGGCCGCGGTCGAGATCTCGGCCTGGCGGTCGTGGTGCGCGCGCGCCTGGGCCAGGTCAGGCTGCGCCACTGGCGGGACCCGGTGACGGGACGGCCTTCAGCCGGGCGCGGGTCTCTTCGTCGAGCAGCGAGAACGGGTCGCCGGCGCGGTCGGCGCGGGCCTGCTCCTCTGTGCGAGCTTCCTCGACCGCCTGCTCGGCCTCAGCGCGGGTCCAGCCGAGGAACTTCTCGGCGGCGGTGACGACGCTGATGCCGGAGGCCACAGCCTTCTGGAACGCGTCGACGGACTGCGACTCCACGCGGGTCTGCGGGTCGTCCCAGAGCGGACGGACGCGACCGTGCAGACCTTGTGCCTCGGCGATCAGCGTCAGGCCGCGGCGCCAGGACTGGTTGAACGTGCCGTCGCGGCCGATCGCCAGCACACGGCGCACCATCGGCGCCTCGTCGGTCTTCAGCAGCTCGGCCGACATGTGGGTCTTCAGGTCGATCGCGTAGTACGTCGAGGCGACCTTCGTCTTCGCCCGCAGGTTGGTGCGCGCGTGGTTGGCCCAGGTGACGAACGTGTCGAGCGTGGCCGGGGTCAGCTGACCGAACTGTGCGTCCTTGTTCGAGTTGAACCAGAAGTGGTCGGCACGGGGCTTGAAGCCGATGATCGGCTTGCCGTCCGGGCCGAGCAGCGGCTTGGTGGGGTCCTTCGGGTCGCGCTGGATGTCCAGGCCGGTGCCGTAGCGGATCGGCACGGCGCCGAAGTGGCCGGCGAACACCATCAGGCCCTCGATGAGGTCCACCTCGTCGACGAGCGTGACGATCGGCTCGATCTCGCTCGCGGGCTTCTTCAGCAGCCGCGGCTGGTGAGCGAACTGCACGACCTGGACGACCTGGGTGCCGGTCGCCTCCTCGCGGTCGACCCTCCACCGCCCTGCCGCGCCCTGGCCCGGCGCTCCGGCC